GAAATTGAACTGTGCTGCCCGTACTTTATTAACAGTGCGCTGGGCATCTACCGTGCTTGGGTTGGGAGCGCCTGACATCTTGTACCAGCCAGAAAAGGGACTTAGCATCCAGAAGCTGTATGTATTAGCCCCTACATCCTTACGGCAGGCGATAACACGCTCAGTATTATCGTAATCGTTTTTGTAAACGAAAACACCAAGGACTTTACCCTCGGCTACACCGTTACCATCGTCTACTTCCCCGTATTGGCTGTGGTAGGGCTCAAAGCCATTAATGCGACGATAGCCGCCGTACAGCGAGGGTTCATAGTTTATAAGTTTAGTAGCAGATCCCGGTTTATTGTCCGATAAGTCTAAATGATTTTCGTTACTGTTGAGACCGCCGCTACAAATAATTTTAAGGTTCTCGATACGATCAGGCATTAAAACCTCACTCGTGTGTCTCGAACATTTTCAAAGTTATTTATATATAATGTCTGTAGATCTTTTAGACCTTTTTCAAATGCCATGAAGGCTGCTTGGGCAGACTCAAGATTATCTTTAAACATGTACAAATGGTACAAAGAACCATCCACAATAACCGTATCAAAACTTTCAGGTATGCGAGTTACGTCATCATGTGCGGTTAAATCGGTGTAGTTCATGTAATAACGGAAAGTCAGCGTATAAGCTGCGCTCGGAGACGGCGTTACCCCAAACCCATTACCATGAGTATCAAAAACAAAAGCAGGGACACCTCGCCCTGCATTACCTGCGTTGTAATCTTCATCACGATGGTTCTTGTACCAAACATCACGATCAATAACTTGTAGTGTTTTATAACCTACATTCAGAGAGCTATTAGCTGCGATCTGAAACGTGTTATAATCTGCAACCTTAAAAAAGTCAGGCCACGTATATTCTGTTTGCCCTTGAGCAAGCGTTGTCTGATGCTGGGCAGAATTGAAGGGCCATTCGAACTCAGACTGATTAACCCGTGCAATGGCCGCTTTCACAGCATCTTTGACGAGAGCTTGCACACCTCGTGTAGACGCAAAATCCGCTGATGAGATTTCTACCTCATTCAGACGGCGGAGCGTTTGATTGCATAGATCTAAGTAAGTACTGGGCATGAATGATCCTTAAAGAAGGGTGTTGGGGGCAAGTTGCCCTGCCCCCGCTCAACCATTAGGCCAAGTTATAGTTTGCTGTGATCAAGCCTTCTGGGCGCAAGATTTTGCGGCCATAGAGCTGCATGCCACGAACAATATCTGCGAATGTATCTGGTGAGCGGAAGCTCTCAGTTTTCGCAATTTGATCAGCTACTGCTACTGAGGAGTCATGGCCAGCAACCAGAACACCAAAGTTACTCGCTGAGCCACTCGCCGCTGACGTTCCGGCCCCAGTTCCCTTGTAAGGAAGGTTGTTGCTTGTGTAGACGCGGAAGCCACGAATGGTGCCGGGCATACGACCGTTACGCACTTCGCCTTCTCCACCGAAGTCGGCGTTAACCAGCTTCGCATCTTCGTCCATCAAGATCTCTTTGAACACCGGGTCAACGACGATCCAACGACCATCTGTATCCACGTTAGCTGCGTCCATGAGACGAGCCATGCGGTTCATAACAGCCAAAGGTGAAGTCAAAGCACCAGCACCGCCACCGGCAGTTACAGGAATTGAGTTAGCTGCGGTGGAACCACCGAAGGCACCTTGTGTCAGTTTGTTAGCTGCAAGCAATTCGTCGTTGCCTGCGGCTGCATCTGCTTTTGTGCCTGCAGCTGCGGTACGAGCCGCCCATGCAGAACCGCTCCATGAGTAACCGGACATGTAGCCCAGAACGTCTTGGTCAAATGCGTCACGCAGTTTGAAACCAGCACGGTCTGTTGCCAAATCAATGAAATTAATATGGCTATGTGCCTCTTCTATATCGTCGAGTGCGAACTGAAAGTAGTTGGCTTGATCGACGATCATTGTAAAATCGGCATCGGTGATATCTTGTGTCGCGAGTGTTGTACCACGTGCATAAGAATTGATAGTGATTTCAGGTTCTTTGATGATTTTAACTGAGTCACCCATGTTGGCGATCTCGCCCGCATAGTCAGTATTTGTAATATCTTCTACAACGGAACTGTTGCGGAAAGCCTTCTGTACTTTTTTAGAATAGATTACAGGACTAAAGTTACCGTTTGGTAAATTGCCGTAACCATTTGCTGATGGAAATGCCATTTTGTTTCTCCTTGTGAAATGGCGGAGCCGAAAAGGCTCTGGACAGAACACAGAAGGGGACAAACAGTGGCAGCATGGGTTTGAGGGTGCGTAGCTACATATCAGGCCGTGATATTATAGCTCCGGGCCTCTCCATTGCTGGTAGACTAGAACGTCTTTGATCTTCTGAATTTGGGGGTGGTTGAGGGTAGACCTTGTAAGGTGGCCTCATGCAGTAATTAAGGGCTAGTTAGCCTCTTATTGACAACTACATTATAACACGAAAAGTTCTTTTATATCAAGTACTAACGTGCTGCTCCGGTAACATCATATGAGAAGCTACCTTTACGCATGGACTCCAAAATGGCATCCTCATTCTTCTCGTATTCTTTGTCGGACATTTTCTGTACCTGAGACTCAGAGAAGGTGGGTTGGCCTTTCACACCGGGGGTGCTTCTGGAGGTTTTACCTACCGACATTGCTGCATCTGCAGATGAGCGGGACTTCTTACGAATTCCTTTGTCGGCTTTATATAGGTCAATAGCCCGGGCAGCTGCTTTAGCGTCGGAGCTATTCTTATAGAGGGCATCCTGGATATACTGTGGTTGATCCGCAACCCACTCATGGAACCCATTATCGCTGCGGATCTTAGGAAAGTCGGGGTGCAAAGATAGTAGCTGACCTTCAGCTTCTTTACGTGTCATCTTATTCTCTAGTTGTTTCAGACCTTCTAAACGCCGTTCACCCTCTTCTAGGGCTTCGTTTGCTCGCTTACGGGCAATGGTATCTACGATCTGCGCAACGTCTGGATATTTTTTAGACCATTTTTCAATGTCTTCATCGGATTTAGGGAACTTGATCTGCCCTCTGGCAGCACTGTCTAATTGACGTTTAACCTCAGTAAGTTCCCGGTCTTTCTGCGCCAAGGTTTGCTGCATGTGGCGGCGAAGATCTCCGTACCGTTTACGGAAGCTGGCATCTTCACTATCAGTGCTAACTTCCTCTTGTGGCTGGTTTTCTGCCTGTGTTGCAGCAAGCTCTTGTGAATAGCTCATATCATCCGCCTCTTCGCGGATTGCGTTCTTATACTTAGCCATATTTTCCTCTGGGGGTGGGGGCCGCTTTGCGGGTGGCCCAGTGATGTTAAATGATGAAAGAAATCTTTGGTTTCTTCACCATGCCAAACATCGAAGGCATACTATCTTCCTTGCCGTACATTTCATCTTCAGCAAGTTCTTCTGTTTCTTCACCTTCGACGATCTCGCTCTCAACAGTCTCTACTGTCGGTAGCTCAATTTCATTTCCCTCAGGTGTCTCCATCTCGTCCTCTTCAGAGGCTTCTCCTTCACAGTATTCGCAGCCATCGCCAGAACATTGTGAGCATTCTTCATATACAGGGGTATCACCTACAAGTAGGCCCATACTGTCCATCATCATTAGACCTGATTTGGCTTCATCCTGCATATCCATAATATGTTTCAGACCGTGCCAACGAACTACGTCAGCGGGTAATACATACTCCCCTTCAGACAGGTTAACCTCGATATCATCTCGCACATTCTCTGCGGTAGAGCCTGGTGGAATAGGATTGCCTGAAACAGGATCTACAGGCTCCATCATCCCGCCGTGGTACATAGAGTACTTTTCATCCTGGTCGGGGTTATCTACGGCTTTCTGTACAGCTTCTGCGCGGGTTTTTTCGTAAGATGAGAGCGACCCGTCTTTGTCCAAATCTGCTTTGTTTTCGTCTAATTGGAATTTATTATCTGCCATGTCTTTACCTTCCGGGGTCATAATACCTTTACGCGCTACCGCTAAGCCACCAAGGGCCATACCTTCTAAGGTGGCCTCTGCGTATTCGGGGTAGATCACTGTAATGTTGTGGGAGAAATTTGTGTCGTACACCGGCTCTTGGCCTTCGTACCCACGGGTAAAAGTGTGATTACCAATGGTAATTGGGTCTGGGCCAGAAAAGTTTGTGCCACGGGCCTTGGTAGTTTTAGTGTTTTGGAAAAATGTACGTCCATCAACAGCGTCTTCACCAATCTGGTAATAATCCGCAAATTCATTATGACCCCGCTGTAGATCTTCTTCAGGTATTGGGATGCTATAAACGTCACCATGATCATCTAGAGGTTCAAACTCTTTAGGATCTAGAACCCCATCTATGTCGTTTGGGAAGCGGGAGGACGCTAAACGGTTTAGTATCACCCCACGCACCGCATTACGTCCTTCTACGCCTTCTCCACGCGCCTCCGCCCATACCAGGCGCTCTATCTTATCAGTGTCTTCATAGGATAATACTGTTTTAGGCCGAGCCTTGGGACGAAGTGATTTTTCCATGTGCTGGTTACCTGTATTAGAATTCATCCGGGGTGAATATTGCTGACAAATCTAGCGGTATTTCTTTGCTAGTTGTGGCTATGTCTTCTGTGGCTAGTGAATTCCGGCGCTGCTCAGCGGTTAGCTTTGAACGATCAGCGGCTAATCGAGCTTTGACTTCACCCAACTCCATTTCATAGATCTTAAAGTCAGACATCTGGGATAGAGTATTTTCCCGGCTACCTAAGATTGCGGCATACTCTTCTATGGACTGTAGAACTTGTGGATTGGTTTCTTCCATATACCTGAATGTTAGATCGGTATCGGTGAAACCGTTAACCTCCATGTTTTCTTTCAAAAGATTTTTGTCTAAAATTCTTGATCCTGAAGGCTTGTCATAGACTAATGAATTAGAGAGCAAGTTTGTTAGCCCAATATCATCCATCTCCGCGCCAAAAGTGTAGATGTTCATAGTATCTAGGGTGTCTTGCATCTTCTTTTGTACAAAGGACCGTAACTTGTTATCGAATATAGATTGTGCCGCTACCCTAACTCTAGGGGATCTGTCTTTGTTAAACCCCGTACCAGGAGATTTAGAAGCATCATCCGTAAGGTGTTGAACTTCATGTATCATTGTTGGAAGTCGTTGCGCGGGATCTTGTCGAGTATATACGTTTATGTGTTTTGCATATGGGTCGTGGTCTCCCATGACGTTTTCTTTGTAACCTTTAAGAGCCCCAGATGTCGCTGTGTACCCTGAAGTATCTACGTAGTTGGAAAGCTCAGGGTGATAGAAAACCTGGTCTAACCTGCCTCGATCTTTCATGGTTGGAGCAAGCGGCACAGAACGGCTCACAACTCTATCATCTGACTTAGAAGATAGCTCTGTGTCTAAGGCTCTTTGTCTCGCTTCCGCTAAATCAATATACGTCTGCTCATCTATCTCGTTTGCTTTAAACTGCTTTTTGAGATTAATCATGTCTCGCTGCGCTGCTAACAGTAACCCTTTGCGCTCTTGTCCAGTAATACTGCCACCGGGGACGGTAAATTCTCTATCAATAGTGGCACCTGTTTCAAGGGCAGTTGCACGGGTTTGAGCGGAGCTATCGTCTATTTCGTATACCCATTCCTTACCTGCCAGGTTCTCCCATCCAGTTTGTTGTTTGATGGTTAGAGGGTTTGCGCCCTGGTCGGCTAGGTCCAACGCAGTCACATAGTTAGCAGACTGCTCGGGAGTAAGGTTAGGCGTCTTAGGGGTAAGAAAAATCCTAGATATAGCAGGATCAGAAAAATCCGTAATCGTATTGGATAAGCCCTTAGTGGCGATACTTGTTGCAGGGCCAAACCCCATCATCGTACCTAGCGTACCAAAGACATCACCAAGAGTTGAATTACCTGTACGAGCTCGATCTACAAAGTCTACCCCCGCATCTACAACACCCCTACCGAAATCCGCAATCCCGCCTACGGGGTCAGATACAAATTCTGATACGCTATCCGCTGCAGCCGCTATATTTTTCTTGGCATTAGCTAAACTAGGCTTAGCGTTGGGATCATAGTTAGGATTAGAGTCAAAGTAGATAGGTTCACCAAACTGATCTACTGGTACGGGGTTCCCTAGCTCATCACGAAGTGTAGGACTCAGGGTTGCACCAATAGTACGCATAGGTCGGTCGCTACCCATACTAGCCAGCATCTCATCTAGCTCTTCCTGCGTCTGTGGAGAGAAGTATGTCTGGGTGGCTTCTAGATCATCTGCCATCATTCAGCCCCTTTACGTACTTCGTCTCTTAAGGTCTTAAATCGACGTAGTTCTCGGATAGCACCTTGATATGCCTTAACCTGGTCGGCATCACCTAAGGTCTCGAGCTGGTCACGTAGGCCTTCGATACGATAATCAACGTATGCCTGTAGACGCTTCATTTGCTCATGCTCGTTAACAAGCGGAAGTAGGGAGCGATATAAGTCCTTACTCATTACTGTACAGGGCCTTGTGGAGCTGCAGGAGGCTGTTGAGGTGCATTACCCCCATTGGCTCCGCCTCCGGCTCCTGTGAAGCCCTGAGAGCCCGGTTCAGGGGCGTTACCAGGCGCTATATTGCCACCACCCGTTCCAGTGGGATCACCCACTCCAGGGACTGCTCCTTGAGCCTGTGGAGGCTGTGGAGGTTGCTGGGGCATCATGGCCTGTATTTCAGCCATCATTTTCTGTTGAATTGCGGCTTCACGTGGATCGTTTAAGATCTTATCTTCATCCAGATCCATAGAAGCTGCTAGCTCGCGTAAGATATAGTCATATTTTACAAAGGGCTGCATAGTTGGGTTTGCAGACATCTGCATAAATTGCAGTAAGCGTTGGCTGCGGATCTCATTTCGCATCAGGCTCTCAGTACCCTTTGCAATCACTTCTAAGTCGCCCTTTGTGTACTCTTCGTCAAAAGCAAATTGCATATTGAAGGCGAACAGAGCCTTACCCAAGGGCGCTAGTAGGTAGTCATCTACATTGCTGACCACAGCTTTAATGCTCATTGCAGCGGCACCCATAAGCATCGACATACCACTGGCTGTACGTCCAACACCTGTGACGCCGGTAGAGCCGTGTGAAAATGAGGGAATACCTGTGGCCTCATCTGCTAGCTGTCGAGCCTTATCAAACATCATGATTAACTCTTGGCTTACGTTAGGGAACTTAGTGCCAAAAATTGCTTGGCCAGGGGCACCCGCCTGTCTCCGAAACACTTTGCCAGGGTAGATATCCATGTCTTGACCCGGAACGAGATTGGTCTCATCGACCTCTACCAACAAGTTACCGGACAGCGCGGCATTGTCTATTGCGAGCCGTAGCGTTCCGTTCATTATGAGCTGCGTATCCTCCATATTTTCAGCAACACCTACACCAAAAAATGAATAGGGGTTCATTTCAAATGGAACGCTGTGATAAGGGATACGGCTAGGCGTAAAGGGATTAATGACCAAACGGAGGATTTGTCCGTTACAAACCCAAATGTTTACCTGAACTTCAGTACGATCTTCTAGCTCTTCAGGGATCTCCAGACCGGCCTCTTCAGCCATCTCGGCATCAAGCATTCCCCAGTATTCAAGGATCTCATAACGATCCACATCTTCAGAGTTTGCACTGTCTTCCAGCGCATCTTCCCAATACTCGCGGGTGTAGTTGGAGCCATAGCTGATGGCCAGCTCAATGCTCTCTTCACGGAAGTGTGGGCGGTTTTTAAGGCTACGAAGGTTAGTACGGCTCATACGATGGCGTTGGATCGTAAATTCAGCCTCGTTCATGCTACGAGCATCGGGATCTGGATAAAAATCCCACAGGCTTACTGACTCAATCTTAGGAATAGTCTTGAATTCAGGGGAATATACGCCTTCTTCATTCCATCTCGGATACTCTTTGTCGTAGGCAAATGGGCCTTTGATAATGCCTGTACCAAACAAAGAACATTCAAAAGCCATCGCTCTAAGGTGCTTGGACGCCTGACTTTCATCAAGCTGGTCATGCATCATCTTTTCCATCATCAATGCTGCCTTTTTAGCAGGCTCAAATGTAACGGAGGTAGGTGATGTTCCCGCCCCAGTATTTAATTCCTCATGTACTGGGGATAAAACGTCTTTGTATACGCCCAGATCACGCTCAATTTCCGGTCTGTTGTACTTACGGGCTACTTTGAAGTCTATTTTAGCCCGTTCTTTAACCTTTTCAGAGGTAATCTGTTCTGGGTCGTAATTTACTTCACCGGCCACGTTGTTAGGGGTGTTTCGAGGCTCAATACCTACGGGAAACTTGTTTCCTGCAAACAGAACGTCCACGATCTGAGCATATGCAGCCAAAACTTTAGTTTTTGTGATCTTAACGAAGGCCTGGGACTTCTCAGTAGACGTAAACTGCACCTCTGGGCCGTAAATTCCCCGATAATTGCGATAAGACATCAACCAACGTGTTTCATCGGACAATCTATGGTCTTTTGAGCGCCGGAAAGCCGACTCAACCATCGCAACTACCCCACCGTACTCGGTATTTTCACCTTCTACATCACCGTCCTCTTCCAAAACAGCTACATCAGCAAGTTCTGTTAGATCTTCGGAGTTTACTACGTCTTCTGGGGGGTTCATGAAGGCCATTAGGGCTTCCTTTTAGCTATATTAGGTATTTCTAGTAGCCAAACGAGGCGTCAGCTGGGCGATAGTTCTGAATTGGAACGCCTTTACCCATATCAAATGGGGAAGCTGCTCTAGGACGGCTCATTATGCCGTACCTTACGCTATCGTAGGCATGGTCGGTCGCGTATCGTGGGTCGATATCGTCCGATCCTTTTGGATCTGCAGGAATAACTGGTAGATCCGATATAATCTGGCGGCAGGTATTGAAAAAAATGATGCCAGCAAGGCTAGTTTCTTCGTCTACTTTAAGGCGTTGATGAAATAAATTTTTACCTGCCACCCGTGCGCCAGCTGTCCTATCACTTGGACGCCAGCGACACCCCATTGATATCATTTCTTCGGCAATACTCGGCCCAAGTTGGCCGCGGTTGTGCCAGCAAGAGCTATCCAATACTCCGTAACTAATTGGTTCACCTCTCTCTGCT